CTGCCAGCCCTTGCCCTGCTCGTCCCACGTCTCGCCCTTCTTGTCCACCTCGTGACGCTCGAAGAACGACACCATGCGGCGAAGCGTGTCGATCGACAGCGCCTTCCTGTTCGACAGGTCGCGCGCGCGCGCGACGCCGACCGCCGTCATGCCGCGCTGGCTCTCGGGCTTCCCCTCGCGGACCTCGAGCGCGCGCCGCGCGTTCGCCGCCACCGACTCGGGCGGAACGTGGCCGTCGCCGCCCTTCGAGTTCAGACCCTTCATGCGGCGCTTCACCACCTCCGCAGCCGTCTCCTCGCTCATCCCCTTCCCGACCAGCTCCGCGATCATGTCGCGGTGCGCCGCGGAGTCGGCCTCGTGCGAGTGCCGCGACTTCGCAACCATGTCGTAGGCGATCGCCCACGCCTGATCGTCGGGGTAGCCCTCCTCCACCAGCGTCCGATGCTTCCGCACGATCTCCTCGCCCACGCCGCGCTCGTTCTTCGACTTCGACGGCTTCTTCCGCGTCTTCGGGTAGTCGTGCGGACCCGACGCGCACCTGTTCGAGTCGGTGAACCCGCCGAAGCCGTTGCCGCAGTTCGACGTGGACTTCCGGCCCTTGCGCCGCCGGCGCCGCGCCTCGCGGCGGAGCTCCTCGTCGCTCAGGCGCGAGAACACCTGACGCACGTTCAGCATCGGCTCCTCGTCGCCGCCGTCCCCGCCCTCGTCGGACTCGGGAAGCACGTCGCGCACCTTGCCCGTCAGCACGGGCTCGTCGACCTCGGGCATCGCGAGGCCGAGCATCTTCCGCGTCTCCACCTCGCTCACCGTGCCGCCGAGCTCGTTCACGAAGATTCGGATCGCCTCGAGACGCTTGTCCGCCTCGGGGTTCTCGATCGAGAAGCTGAACCGCGGATACCGCTCCTGCGGGCCGAAGTTCATGTCCACCAGCTCCTTCACCAGCTGGTGCGTCACCGTCTCCGCCAAATCCTCCGCCACGAACTTCATCTGCCGCGTGAAGGTCTTCTGGTGCTGCGTCCCGATGTTCGACCCGATGCCGCTCGACACCGCCTCGCTCGTCGCGCTCTGGCCGACGATCAGCTCCTTGATGTTCTTCGCGAGCCACTCCGTCAGGTCGGCGAACACCTGCGCGCGCGCGGCCCCAGGCTCGAGAATCTCGATCTCGTAGTCCTTCTGCCCCGGCGTCGCGCGCGGAACCACCGCGCTCACGTCGCCGACGAGGTTCCGCAGGATCTCCTCCATCTCCGCCTTGCCGTCCTTGTTCGCCATCGGGTAGTAGCCGACGCGGATGCCCTGCGCGTAACGCTCCGCGTACGTCGCCCAGTTCTGGAGCACCGCCTGCTTCAGATTCCAGTACCACCACACCACGTCGCGCACGCCCTTGCCGAGATACGCATACGCCGTCTCGTAGGGATCGTCGAAGTCGGGGCCGTGCACCATGTACCGATGCCACACCACCGCGCGGCGCTCGATGTCCGTCAGCACGTGCACCCGCGAGTCGAAGCCCTGCTGCGTGTCGCCGCCCGTGCCGTCCATGTCCGCGTAGTACCGCGGCCCGACCTTGATCGCCGGCGCGCCCTCGAGGTTCACGGTCAGCGTGTCGGGATGCATCGGCATCCAGTCCACCACCTCCACCACGCCGCCCTTGCGACCGTAGATCACGTTCCCCGCGCTCGAGCCGTACCACACCGCCTCCAGCAGATGACGCAGGAAGTCCCCGAACCGCGGGAAGCCCGCCATGATCTCCGCCGTCCGCTCCGCGATCTCCTCCGCCATCGGGTCGCTCGAGTCCGACGGCTTCACCTGCCACTCGAGCCCCGCGATCGACACCTGCAACTGCTGCAACGGAGCCATGCAGTCGGGGTCCGACCGCATCTGCTTCATCAGCTGGCGGTCCTTGCGGTACGCCAGAGACGGGTTCCGCAGCATCTTCGCCACCGACGCGAAGAACGTCCGCTGCATCTCGATCGGAAGCGCCACGGGCGCCGTCATCTGCCGCGGCAACGATCCGCCGGCCTCGCCGCTGTCCAGCAACTCATCCATACAGCCTCCATAGACGGCTCTTGCCGCTCGAACTCAACTCGGGCCGCGCCACGGTTCCGTAGCCGCCGCGCGCGCACATCTCCATCAGGTCCACCGCCGCGTCCACCGTGTCGTCGTGGTCGCCCGCAGGGAACGTCGTCATCTCGTCGTACAGCACCTGGTGCTCGCGGCTCACGCGCCCGCGCTCCCCGCGCAGACGGAACCGACCACCTTCCACGAACGCCTGCTTCTCAGACGCCCGCGTCAGCTTGTCCTTCACCCGCACCAGCGGAACCACCACCGTACCCTCGCACGATTCCGCCAGCTGCTGCACCAGACCCGCCTGCGGGCCGTTCCCCTCCGCCGCCAGAACCTGCACCCCCGACGCCCTGCACTCCCGCGCGCAGATGCGACGCCACTCGGGGAACCCCACCCGCGCACGCACCACCTTGTCCACGTAGCAGAACCCGTCCATGCTGCGCCAGCCCGTCACCAGCACCGACCAGTCCGGGTCGCCCTTCCTCACCGTCCGATCGCTGAACGCAAAGTCCGTCGCCGCGATCGGCTGGCCCGTGATCCGAACCACCTCGGGAACCTGACCCTCGTACATCGACCGATCCAGCCACACGTGCTCGTACACCAGCTGGTCGCTCGAGACGGGACTCAGCTCGTACGCCCTCGCATACGCGATCGGCCCGTACTCCCTCCGCAACGTCGCCATCAGCTCGGGCGTGTACGCCGACGGCCACGGACTGTCGAGCCCGCGAACGGGCCTCCGAAACAGCCCGCCCTCGTCCCCGTGGAACACCCTCCAGTCAGACGTGATGTCCGACACGTGGTACGGCGTCCCGAACTTCCACTGCCGAACACGCTTCGCAGACCGATCCAGCGTCGGCAACCAGATCGTCCGCCACGCCTCCTTCACCTGATCCCGAAGCGCAGGCTGCTGGATCGAGTTCCGAAGGTCGCAGATGTCGTCCGCGATCAGCAGATCGCTTCGACCGCCCGCGCGCCCGAACACGCTCACGCTCTCCACCGTCGCGTCGCGAAGGAACCGACTCCGCTTCACCGTGAAGCTCGTGTTCCCCCACGTCGAGCCATCGTCCGCCTCCACGTCGGGGAACACCTTCCGGTACTCGTCCGACTCCACGATCTTCCGGATCAGCGTCACCGTCTTCGTCGCCTCGTCGTCCGACGACCCGACGATCTTCACGCGGATCAACGGGTTCCGACCGATCTCCCACGCCACACGCGCCGCCATCTGGTTCGTCTTCCCGTGCCCTCTCGGCAACTCGCAGTACGCGTTCACGTGCGCGTCCAGATGCCACTGCAACTCGTCGTGCAACGCCGCATTCTCGACCCCGAGAACGTACGGCACAAACCAGTGCGCGCTCTCGCGACACCCGTACCAGAACTCCTCGGTGGTCAAATCGTCAACCATCCCCCGTACGCTAGCCGAGGAAACTCCCGCAACCGTGCAACGGACACCGCCGCAGAGGCCGTTTCATGCCCGCAACACCCATAAACCTCAACCGTGCATAGAACTCGTCTGCAACGGAAAGTTTCGGCTCCCGTTTTTCACACGCACACGGGGGTCGCACTTCCCATTCGGGATTCTGTTGCACAAATGTATGGTGAATACGTTTGCCATACAACCGTGCAACAGCGCGTCGGCGAGGGTTTGTTCGGGGGGAGGAGGGTTAGTTTGGAGGGGGGTACCCTTCGGTCCGGTGTTCGCGCCCGAAGCGCTGACGCGTAGCGGATCGTCGGTTCCGCTACGCTCGAGGCCGCGCGAATCCAATGCGCGCAAGATTGGAACGCCACCAACCCGAGCCGACGCGCGTCGGTCCTCGGGTTAGCCCCCCCTCTTCTTCGTTACGTACCCTCTTCGCCATCCGTCGGCCCGCGCGGATTGTTTCCGCGAGTGGTTCGGTACTAGCGTCTGTTCCGCTGCCAACGTCGCAGCGCCGCAGACTCGCCATCGGCGCGCCTACTTCGCTCATCTCCTTCGCGGAATCCGTTTGTTTGGGGAACGGCTAGCGTAGGTACTCTCGGAGACCGAAAGGCACCAACTCGGACGCTGCCACCGTTACGGTAGTTGATGCTATTGCCGCGCAGATTCGGAAGTCAAGCAAAAAAGTTTGGTCGACGGCAAAAAAGAAACGGCGCCCTCGAATGAGAGCGCCTGAGCTGCAACGTTGGCCGAATCGGGTCAGATGGCGATCAGCCGCGCGTCATCGGGACGGAGCGCGAATCCCCCGAC